TTCACTGCACACTCAAGACTGTCCAACAATGCGTCTGGCACAATCTTGTCCTGTAGTTCATAATATGCCTCTTCCATAATCTCAAGAACTTTCAAAATAATCTCCTCGATTTGCCTTCTGTTCATCTGTTGCATATTCATTCAAACGATAGTGTTTGTTATGAGAATGCATCATCTTATCTGCATGAGCATCTAATAGATGTGCGAAACCATGTAATGTGGTATGAATGTCGTCTTGACTACTAGAAGTCCATTGTCCATCATATACCATATCAGCATAGTTCTTTAGGATACTAGCAAAGTTGCCTATCTCCATAATCTCTTGTTCTATGTCAAATCGTGACACATCAAATAATGGTTCACTCATTAAAAAACTCCTCACGTTTTGAAAACGGTATCTTGCATTTTGGAAAATCCTCAATCAAGTCAGAACCCTTAGAGAACTTAACTCTAACAGTAGGAAAATCCACAATATCACAACAAATATAAGTGATGTTCTTTGCATGGTTATGTGCTTCTTCTTGCACAAACACTCGACCCTTCCCTGCCATGTTAGATGGAGAGAATGTTAGTCCACCCTTCGTAAAGCACTTCTGGTCGTATTTGTTGCCGTCTTTATCGACATGATCATAACCACGTTTGTCAACAAACTCAAGTTCTGGATACCACTTGGTCAACTGTCTTTCTAAGAAGTGTGATGCAAGGCGTCCATCAGTGAACATATCTGATAGTTCATTATTAGACAAATCACCGAATGAGATATTGTCTATTTTCCATTCATCAAAAGAATGATTCGAGCGTTGCAGTTCCATGTTTATCAGCCACCTTATTTACATTACTAGAGTTGTGTTCAACATTATTACCATTATAGTCATAAGGTATGGTGTTTGTCAAGAGATAATTTGTCTCTCCTGGCTTTTTAATTTTCCATTCTAAGTCAACATCTTTTGGATATGGTAATGTCCAATCCATAGTGCTTTTGTCGCTTTTTAGATACTTGCGTGTCCGTTTGTTCATAGGATAGATGTAGCGAAACTGTTTGCCCCATACCCTACTAAACCCTAGTTCACCCATCTTAGCATCGTTAGGTCGAGGGCCATACTTGAGGTCATCCCTTCCCATCTCTTTCTTCATCTTGCGTTGGATAGTGCGAAAGTGAACCTTCTCGCCTGCCTCAGTGACATAGACATCACTCCATATGAAACCACCATACAGGAAGTTTCCTGCCTGATATACATATCCAGGCTTACCTACAATACCATCTGCCCATGTGTATAGATACCAGATATCTGGTGTATTCTGTTTCATCCACTTAATCGTTGCAGACATCATTTGTGTCTCACTATTTCGTGGCATAGAATCATCCATGCACATTTTACCGATTTCGTAGTAGTGTTTTGTGGAAAGTTCTGGGAACATCTTTTTGATTGTTCCCATTGGATTGGTGCCCCAACCTAGTGTGAGAATACCTACCAACTCATCGTCTTGATATGCACCAAGATAATGTTTGGTGAGTTTGGGCATTACTGGACTGTAATGTCTTTGTTGAACAAATAGAGTTGCAACTCTATAGTCCACCTCTTTCATAATAATCATAAAACAACCTATTCATAAAATTCTATTTTACTTCCGTCTGGGCCTGTTCTGGTAACTTTTTGCATGTCACCAATCTTTACACGTTCTTCGTGTGTCTTAGTCTCTTTTGGTTCTTCAGTTTCTTGTGTGTCTGAATTAGGTTCTTCTTTTCTTTTAAGTAGATCAAATGATATATTTGCAGCAATCAATAGTAAAACAGCCAAAGGATCAAACACGACAACCAGAATAATGATAACAACCCTGACCGCATCCTCAAGTATTTCAGATGAGGATTCTCCATAGATTGTTTCTGCGATGTATTTGATTGGCCCGACTTCGGCTTCGATTTTGATTTGCTCTGATTTGAGCTCTGCCTTTTCCTGTTGAAGTAGGATGATATTATCAGAGATTTGATTAATTTGCGTGTTAATTTGAACTCGCTCTGGTTCTTGTTCTTTTCTAGCATTTAAACCCTTGGTCACTGCACCTAATTCAGTAAATTTTGCAATTGCTTCGTCTAACTGATTTAGTGCGTCCTCATATCTTGTAATTTCTCTTCGTTTTCTTTCTATATTATTATCTATCTGTTCTATCTGAAGAGTATTGTCTCCAGCAGTTACAGTCTGTTCAATATGTGCCTTCGAAAGAAAACCAAAGATGCCCATACTGGTGATGAACATTAAAGTTATAACTGCACCAGTAAGATATGTTTTCAGAAGAAAAGGAACATGTTTCCAATTCTGATATAACCAAGAGGCGGTTACAAGTTTACCAACCTCTAACACAATTCCCATAATTGCAACTGGAATTACTGCTGATGCAAAAATAGCAGTCAGTCCAATTATAGAATAATAGGCTGCAACGGCAGATATTGCTAGTGCGACCATCAATGTGATTAGGGCATTTATCATCTACTATTTATATTAACACCCTGCTGTTTCTTCATCCTCAAAATCTTCTGGGTGATCTTGAATATATTGGACTTCTTCCATACAGAATTCCCAAATGTTGTCATTGATGACTTCCCACATTTCCTCATGGAATGTATCTTGTGCCTCATCATCAACCCATTCTTCTTCATCCCTATCATAAGATTCTTCAGTCAGATTTTCAGAGTCTTCAATCACCATGTCAATGATTTCATCATAGTCATATTCGACACTCTCATAAACATAGTCACTATAGAACACATCACCACCAACAAAGTTGGGGCCTTCATCCTCATAGGTCATTGACGCAATGATTTTAGGGTCGTATTCTTTTAGAATTTTTAGAAGTTTAATTACTCCATCAGTTGGGGGACTCCATGCCGCTTCACCGTTGAAATATGGATCACCTTCTGTATCATAGTCCTCAAAGTAACTCCACTTTGGGCCGATGTGTTCACAAGTCCATTCATACTTCTCTGTCATCTCATAGGTAGTATCACCCTCTACAAACATATCAGAGAACCATTTGTGTGGAGCATCCTCACGAATACGTCCAAACATCTCTTTTAGTTTTGCCTTTGCATCGTCATTAATACGATGAAAGGTTACTGAAAAATGCACATGATTTGCCATTATACAGAACTCCCTTTTCCAATAGGTTCAACGACAGTCGAATCAATATAGTCGCCGTTAGTTTGATATTTGCGAGTTACAGTTTCTTTCTGTAACAGTCCATTTAGGTAACGATAAGTCACTAAAGAATGACTTACCACTCCCTGTGTTTTAAGATTGTCAAATGCCGATTTCAGCGGCCCAGCCTTTGCGCCCACTATTCAGTCTCCTCTTCAATAAGTTCATAATCAATTTCATAACCACCCTTACGGTCAGTCCACAAAACCTCTTCAGAATATACACAGTCTGCACCCCATACGACTTCCATGAACATATCAGATTCTTCATCTGTTGGTTCAACGCCATATGGTTCTGGAGCATTCCAACCAGCACTTGATTGATGTGATAGGATTTCTTTGAACCTGTCTACTGTCAGGCCCTGTTCTTCAATCCACGAATTGTCTACTGACATAGTTTTGTGCAATATCCTTTGATGGTATTGAGGAACAATTTGCTTAAAGTCTACGGTATCACTCATAATTATCTCCGTTTGCCCGTTGATGGGTCGTTTGCTTCACTGGCAGACAACACTTGTAGTCCACCCTTATTATATGCTTGTCCTATGACAGCACTACCAGTATACACTGGAATTTCTTTCTTGAAGGCATTACCACTAATACCATCCCCTCTGCTGGGGATGTCTGGTGTTTCCCTTCGATATGGCGCAGGCGCAAGGAATTGAACCTCACCTTGCAGTTTTGGAGACTGCCGTGCAGCCGATACACTACACCTGCCATGTCTGTAGTCAATATACTCTTCTAATGTGATTACTGGTGAACGCAATCGTTTAAGAAATTTATTATGCTCTCGCCAATCTGCTTCAAACTTGGCAGGGTTAATCTTTTTCTTTTTGCGTTTCTTCTGATTGTTGGTCGTGTAATACGCCGGAAGTAAATGCATACCGCTCATTATAAATCGCCTCCATTAAAACATCAGTTGGAAGATTGTCAATTGACTCACCATAGCGTTCTGTTAGGTCAGTTAAGTTGTTTGTTTGCTTTTGCTTCTTTGAGTAGGGCATTTACCACTCCTGTCCAATAATTGATACCCCAATCTGAACCAGATGTTTTGCACCTATCCAGAGCGGCCATGGCGTTGTCAATTAGTCTTGAATAATTAATCATTGATAATCTCATAAGCGGCCTCAACCGCATCAAATCCATAACCACCGATATGCCATTCATATTCCTCAGTAGGAATTCGTCCATCTTTCCAATTGTATATGGAAAACTTGACAGGTGAACTATCTTCTTGAGGCACCATAACAGTCCACTCACAGTTTACCTTTTCATAAGGGTCTGCATCAGTGTATGTAGGCTCTCCAAAAATCTCAACCAACT